CTTTAAATCATCTATTTCATAATCTTCAATTTTAACTATATCAATCATGTCACATTCTCTGTTTAAAAATCTCCGCAATTCGTTCCCCTTATTTCTAAGAAAACCTGCTGGATTTCTAATAATACGTTCTTCAATTACCTCTTTAACATTGCGATCTAAACCATAACGGTCCGCATCATCATCTGGAATTTCATATCTTATAAATCGAATTTTCTTTAAAATACCTTCTTCAAATAATTTAGACGCGTACTCTCTTGGATACAACGGCTCAACTACTAATCTTAAACCATCATTCATGGATTTTAAATAATCATCTAGATATTTTTTCATTACGGTAACTATTCCAAAGCGACCTATTGATTGGAATAACAATATGCCATTCGTATGCATCCCTGCGGGTACAATAACCCCGCACCCAAATGGCATAACATCAGCTTCGTTCGGTTGTTTCACATGTGCTAAATCACCTGTTTCACTATTTATAATTTCTGACTCAACACCATACTCTCCTGTTTTAACACGCATCAATAAACAATTGTATAAAACCTGTTCATCCGCATTTTTTACGTCCTCAACCCTTATCTCATCAAAAGTAAATACCGATTCGTCATCTTCATCATTTTCATATTCTTGCAATTTTATATTAGCAGCATTATAAATAATCTCAATAAATGAATAACCCAGTATATCATGAAGCTCATATTCAATATCTTGCGCATCTCTAACGCAGAAACTATAAACCGACAAACCTACTAATTTCATTTTTTCAGCCTCCCAAATACATTTTTTACCATTTTATACCTATATCTTGCATATTTCAACAAGATAACTGATATTACAGTAAAAACTGTATTTAAAATTACATTATAGAACATACGTTCCCATCTGTCTATGGCAAATATCACGAAAAAAGCACCCTGCATTTAAGCAGAATGCCTTTCCGAAAAAATGTAATTTGGGGTTGGCCGTCCGACCAATCGGAACACCAGGAATCGAACCTGGGACTTGCTGTGTATAAGACAGTTGTTCTCCCACTGAGCTATGTTCCGAATTAGATAGGCAGGGATTTGAACCCTGCATACATCAGCCACGATAGGCGGACAGTCTCACACGTCTGTGAGATGGTGGCACGTTTTGTCTGTCCGCGTCTGCTTTTATAGCGTCTACCCATTCCGCCACTATCTAATATGCATCCCTTGTAAACTACCCCGTTACGCTCTGCGTAAAACTGTTAAAGACTTCCGGAATGCCAGCCGCGTCTTCTGGGGTACTGCAATCACCGGATAGACCTTTATCTGCTGCGGCTGAAATTTTTCACGGGATTGGGCTTCTGCAGTGTTGCCTTTGACCACCCGCTTCAGGTAGAAATAGTAAGGGCCACCACAAATGCAGTAGCCCTCAACCGTAATCAGTACGGTTCTCTCATATGTTGGCCACCAGGCATGGCACCCGGCGGCCGAGGGAGGAAGTGTAGATGGTTATTCATCAAACCTTCGCACCTTAATAATAACATATTATTTTTGTGAATTGTGTGAAAGCTGTGATGCTATCCGTTTTGCAATACTACTCCTCTCTAAGTTGATTTGCTTCGCCACGTCATTTTGACTTTTTCCCTCCAGAAAGCACAGTTCAAAGATCTGCCGATCCGTGCTGTCCGGAATTCCTGCGATAAATTGCTCGATCTCCACCGCCAACTGGCTGACCTCTTCCCGGCGCTTCTCTTTGATCCGTAGCCGGCGCCTGATTTCATCAGCTTCTTTAGGCTCATCCATCCAGACGGGATAATGGGTCTCTATGTATGGCCAGTCACGACTTGATCCAGTCACCTTCCCGGCCACCGTGGGAACGTCCATCGCCCGCTCTCGAAGACGGTCTATTCCCTGATCAATCAGTAACAGTTCCTTCTTCAGCGCCCGGTACTGTCTCAATGTTTTTCTGTCCATCGGCCTCACCTCCCCCGCTTCCTCCGCTCAAACTTGTCACACTCATCCGGCCTGCATCCTCTCCTGTTATGCGTAATCGCTATGTAATAGCAGATGATATTATTCAGCGATGACTTGCATACTGTAGTTGTAATCTTACGAGAATATATACAATGCTGGCACTTCTCGCGTTTGGTTTTATTGATTTCTGCTCGTGTCATCTCCCGCCAGGGCTTCATTCTCCCCACTTCCTTCCCGTTTTCCGATCCCTCACCGTCACTATCTCCAGCCCATGCAGACTCGCTACAGCATTCATCGCCCGCATGACATCCTTAATCCGCCGTGGGATCTTATCAGTGTTACGGACGGCCTGATCCGCTGTAGGATCTCTGTAGCCCTCATGATTCATCTTTTATCCTCTCAAGCTGCCTGGCGATCTTCTGGTGCATGATTTCGTTTACTTCGCCTTTGCAGCGATACAGGTAAATCAATTGTTTCAGCATAATGCTAACGTCAGCAATTTCCTGCGCTATATGTTCATACATTTCTCCGCAGAATGGATTATTATGGATTTTAGACAATACCTGTGTCAGCTCCGCCATCTCTTCAATGCATTTTATATTTTGTTTTGCCACTCCGTAATGATCGGCTATTTCCTTTAATGCCAATTTATCGTTTTTATTCATCGCTTCTTACCCCTTTCGTAGACAGTGAAATTCCGATCAAAGAAATGCTGCGATATCCAGAAGTCCCCCACACGTACTGACCCTGATACCACAGACAGTTTCACCTGACTTTCTGTGCTGTCTATAATCTTTACCAACATGTCCGTGTTCCGGCGCCTATAAATTGTCTGATTATTCATCTTTCCTCCCATTCCTCGCACGAATCATCCAGGTTCCTAAAATCTGCACAATAATCACTGCTCGCATTACAGCATACGCCCGCATCTATATCGTACCATCTACAGTTGCAGCAATACTCTTTGTCTTCTTCATGCCCTGCGCATCCGGATGCTGCCGGACATTCATTTCCACGATTATACGTGCATTCTGCCGCGCATTTTTCACCTTCTTCAACGGCCTCATAAGTCGTATTAAAAATATCAGGCTTGCATGGATAGAACTCGCCTTGTACTCCCTTGATGATATAGTCTCCGATCTCCGCATAGTGTTCACCTTCCAGCGTTTGGATAATTGCATACATATAATACTCAGGATCTCCATGAGGTGTAAAATTCCCGTGTGTAAATTCTATCAGCTCCTGCACCCTCTCATCCGAATCTGTAAACTGAATCGCTTCGATTATCACTGGTTTCTTTCTGTATTCCATCGGCAATTATCCTCCCATCCTCCACATAATCTCCATTTGACAGCGCCTTGTAGGATTTGATATTCGCACCTTTGCACTGTTCAACCACCGTTCTGTTCCACCACTTCGCAAACATTCCTTGTGGGGCTTTGTACTGCTTATCAAATTCCGCTCCGTTGCGCTCAGCCCATGTTTTGACGCAATCCTCGCAGTAAAAGGCGTCACCAACAGCCCTACACCCTGTCAGATACATTCCGTCTGGTACTCCCGGAATTGGGCTTGTCTGGAAGCGCTTACCGCAGTTGCTACACTGATAATGTATCTTTATCATGCTATTCCCTCCTGTCAAATTTCCGCAGCATGTTCTATTTCCAGTCTGGCATTTCTGTCTTGTTTACCGGGCAGTATGGATCTGGAAGTGGCTGCCAGGCAACAGGGTGGAACATATCATATCCATCAAAAAATATTTTTCCCTTGTTCGCCGTTTTCACATAATTTGCCACAACCATTCTACCACTTGACAATAATATCAAAATGTCCTGCCGTTCATCTACTTCTTCCGGCAGCCTCTCTTCCACCGGAATCCACCTATCATTTTCCGCGTCTTTTTTTCCATCCGCATAGCCTTTCTGATACCATTCCCTGCGGCTCTGCTGTTCCTCCAGGGCGGCGATTGCCATGTTTACGGCTTCACGTTCTGAGGGTGTTATGCTCAATACCATATTCAGGTTGTACATAGCTTTTATTGCTTCTTGATTATTCATGGTCTGCCTCCTTCTCGTACTCTAACCTTTGTCCGCACGAAATACAGTGCTTATAACCAATCTCCAGAAGGTATCCACATGCAGGGCACCTGTACGGATATTGTGCGGATTTCAATTTTTCTACTTTCATTGGTTTCTGCTTCTCAGCCAGCTCTCGCACTTGCTCTGGCGTCAGGCCGGTATCCCGATATTCCTTCAGCTCTTGCAAAAACTTATATCTAACAATGTCTAAAGGTTCAGTCAACTCACCATAACAGTCATTCATTGTTTTCATTACACCGATTGCATTCATTAATACTTCGTCTGCAAATCGCTCCATGCTTACACCTCCCCTTCCAGCGAAACAGTAACTTCACATCCGTCCGGAATGCGTATCCATGCCGTCCATCCATTCAGATCCTTAACAATCAACTCCTTGCCATTCTGCTGTAAGCTGTCTACATCGCAATAACTGACACTACGGTTTCTCTTTTTATCAATTATTGTCACATCCATTTATTTCACTTCCTCCATTTTCTCAGCTTCCGCCTCTGTGATTTCTTCTCTCCGCCCGTTCCCGCAGTCGATCAGCCATCCATCCTCTGTCCGGCGTAATACCCGGCACATGGTGTAGGATTTGATCTGGCCGTGGTGGTGGGGACGGCGGTAGATTTTGCCGGGTGTCATTGCTGTTCCACAAATGCCATTCCCGGTACTCGGATAGCCCGTGACATCCCCGCTCCTGTGTCAGTCTCAATTACACCGGATTTTAGCATCTTTTTTATATGGTTCTCCACACTGCTTGTCGATTTAAGACCTACTGCCTCCCCAATTTCCCTAAACGATGGACTATAGCCGTGTACCTGTATGTATCTTTTGATCTCTGATAGTATCTTTTTTCTGACTTCAATGCCACGTTTTACATTTGCTTCTTTATATTCCATTTATGCCCCTTTCCGCCGCCGGCCGCCCTCCGGCAGCTATGTATTTTGATCGCTAAATACTTGATTTTTATATTTGACCAGGGCGGTGGATCATCATGGTATTACCCCCGGTATATCTGCTATGGACATCTGGCCCTCTATCTCTTCCGCCTTACTTTCACGCCGCCCTCCCTGGATCACGGATAGACCACGGTAATCCATGTTAAATGCTTTGCAAGCAATGTGCTGGGGCTGCCAGTCCGTCTCTGGGGTGTCTGTTATCCCGTAAATCCTGCATTTATGCACCGCTCTCTGATTCCGTTTCGCCTTTACAAGGTTGCAGCACCACTTGCAGACATTCCGGTAATCGGTTCCGCCTGACCACTGATACATTTTTGATATTTTGCGCATTACTTCACAACCTTCACCGGATATCCCAACGCCGCCTCAATCTCCGCAACGGTCATCTCCTTCGGCTCCTTGCGCTCCCAGAGCAGATCTTTTGTTGTCTTGCAGTCATTCAGCGTTACGCCTCCCCTGTATATTCTCATGATATCGCAACAATCGCACAACCCCTGAAATGTCATATCATCTTCCATTCTTTTTTCGACAAAATGATTTGTCCCGTCAAGATTCATAAAATTAATCACGCCCGATTTTTCTATAACCAGGAATCTGTCTCCATCCCTAGTCTCCACAACCATTCCATTTTTTAGGTCCTTCTTTGTCATTTCTGTATCCTCCGCTTTCTCGATCATATCTGTAGTGTAAGTCCAGTCCATGTCACCTGTCTTGTTGTCAAAATCTAACTCGACTCTTTGATCGCAAATTTCTGTGATGACAGCTTCCCTCCCGCAGAGATGGCGCATTCTCTTTACAAACCTCGCACACACCCTAATATCTCCGTCAGAATCTGTTCCAAACTCCTTCTCCATGCCCTCCCATTGCCTTATCCTTACCCGGTCACCTATCTTAAATTTCATATCTGGCTCCTTTCATCTTTTTATCTCTCACACGTCTTCAATCCCTCTCATAGCCCTCTCAACTCTGTCCGTCTGCTCCCTGATGGCTGCCAGCGCTTGTGTAAGCTCGATCTCGCCATTTTTGAGGCGCTCCTTAACATTTTTCCGTTGGAGCAGCTTAAGCGTCTCTAACAAGCTCCCACAGTATCCCAGCGTGATGTATTTCTTTTCGCCTTTTTTGTCCACGCCGTTTTCCCGCAGGAGCGTATAACAATTGCTGTCTACGCTGGCGTAGTAATCATCAATCAGATGTATCATTCTTCTTATCCTCCAATTTTCCGACCGCCTGATCAATCAGCTCTCTGACCTGCCCTGGCAACCGCCTATACTCTTTCTTCCTGTCAGCTACGGCCCGGAATGAGCGCATAAAGTTTGACTGGATCACCGTCTCAACCGAATGCATGTCCGCCATTGCCCAATTCCGAAGGTTTGCCGGATCGCCTACGGCCTTCTGTATATCCGGAGGAAGCTTCGCGTATTCTTCCTCCGCGCCGTAATTCCCGTTTTTAATTGCGCGGGATACAAGCGCCCAGGCTTCCATTTCGTTTAGCTCCGTGAAGTCCTCCGCCACATGCATCTTGTCAATCACTTGTCCGATGCTGGGCGCAAATCCGGACGTGTCGGTGGAGATGTAGACCATCAATGCCGTTTCCGCCTGTTTGTAATCATAATCCTTCAGGACAGCCGCCCAGGTATTGACCGTAATTTTTAGATCGGCAGGGTGCCAGTTCGGGAACGACGCTGTAATGATCATAACCAGTTTTTTTGCTTCATCTCTCGTCATACGCTGCTCCAATCTATCCCGCTTTTTTTGCCGTTGGCGGTCATACCCTGCCGCTGGCTGCGGTTCCAGTTACGAACTGCTGCTTTCCAGTCCTTCATCTTGCTTTTGCCGACCATCCAGCCCTTACAGGCGTAAAAGTCAACAAATTGATCTGCATTTACGTTCCAGTATCCGTTTTCCTGGCAATACTGTGTCACCTCGTCCGCCGTGGGCGGGCTAAATATTTTTTTATGTTTTTCAGGTACAGGTACAGGATCAGGTACAGGTACAGGATCAGGTACAGGTACATGTAGATTTCCTAGACGTTGCTTGCCAGTGCTATTCTCTGCTGCATCATTTCTAGCAGTGCTATCTTCTGCTATACTCTGCTTGCCCGCGCTATTATCTGCTACATCACGCTTCATGTTTTCGGCTCTTGCTCTTCCGCCCATAGCGCCCGCTCTTCGTTTGCGCTCCAGCGAAGCTTGATAGGCTTCCTCGTCCCGGTCAAGGCGGATCTGGATAATACTAAATGCCATTTCGGTGACTGCATCCAGCTCAGGAACCGTATCATCAGTCACATACTGTATAATAGCTGTCAGCAACTGCCCGCGCTGCTCCATTGTCAGGAGGCTGATTTGCTTTGCGTATTCCGTATACAGGACAAAACTATTTCTCATTATCTTTCCCTTTCCTTGTTCTGCCGCCCGTTTATCACGCGCCTCCACGCTTCAAATGTATGTAACATAACTGCGCCTTTTACAATCAAAGAACTCGCTCTTGATCTATCCTTATTCAGATACTCGTTAAATTCTTTCTCATCCACCGGATCTCCCGGAATTGGTCTGTAAATTCCGTTTCCTACGTTAATAATACAATCCCCATTATTATTAGCCCGTTCTATTAGTTTCCTAAGTTGACGGTCAACGTATTGATTAGACGGTCTCTGCATGGCCCTTCTGTGCCCGTCAGGTATCCGATTGAAATAATCTTCCGCTCTCATCGCTCCTCCTTTCCCCGCCGCCGCCCACGGCGGAGTATTCGTGATATAAAAAATCAGAAGGTATAAAAATCATAGTCTACAGTTACACGGGCGGTATATCAGCATCCGGGACAACGATCCCGTACACATGATACATCCTCTCAAACGCCGCCATTCCGCGGCTGTGTGCAATCGTATGATGCTCCCGGCACAGGCAGATTTTCCGGTATCCGGAATCATCTACTTTCCGGCGGTCATGTCCCATCCCGATTGTGTCCACGTGGTGGATCTCCCCGTCACGGCCACAGACCGCGCATTTGCGGTGCATGATGCAGTAATACAGATACCGTCCGACATCGTCCGCCCGGTCTATCGCATTCTCAGACAGCGGCACACCCCAATCAAGGGCGAATTCCAGGATTGTGTTAATGAATTCCCGCGCCGTGTCCATCGTGCAGTTTGACAAGGAAAAGTAATCATCTCCTGTGCGTATGATGTGCTCATACTTCATGATCTCTTTCATTTCCTCCGGGAGATACCCGGTATAATCCGCAATGTCCCGGATCGTGGCATAGGCTTTTTTGCGCTGCTCCGAAGATATATGACGGCCATCGTCAAACCGTAGCTCTGCTGAGCGGATGTTCTTATGCTGGATCATGCCACTCAGACGCAAGCGGGGAATATGTACCACAAGATCTGTGCCGTCAGGTGTTTCCCGGTATTTCTGTATTTTTGATTCTGCATACATCGTTGATCACCTATTTAAACGGAGCTTCCGAGGAGGCTTCCTCCACCTGCTCCGGAGGGATCTGGCTGGGAGTATTCGCAAAAATCGCCATACAGTTTTCAAACTGTTCGGCATTCATATCCGCCAGATTTTTTAACTTGTAATAATATCTTAATTTTCCATCGGTTACGCCTGTCCGATCCATCTCTGCAAAAATCTGTTTTAACTGATCCTCTGTGATCTTCGCCGGAGCTGGCGGCGCATCGTATTTTGTACGATCTGCGGAAAAATAAACGTCCGCACCGATCCCCAATGCCTTGCAGGCCACCGAAAGTGCATCGGTATACGCCATTTTATAGCATTCATCTGATACATAGATTCCGCTCTTTTCCTGCGTAGCCAGCTTACTTCCTCCCGTCCCGGCGATCGGCTTAGACCATTCCTCACCACATCTGACATACAGGCTGATATTGACGAATGCACATATTTCATTCCCAACCTGTTCTACCCATTGTTTATCGATCGAAACATACCACCCAATTCCGCAAGGGCCGAACAGTTCCGTCAGTTTTTTGATCCGCCACATGGGGTTGATATCCGTAAAACCTTTCAGGCGGCCAGCTTTAATTTCCTTTTTTGCTTCCTCCGGGACGACTCTGGCTCTTTCGTAAAATTCCATATTTTCCATCAAATTTCCTTTCTCTCCCACGTGATCCCCAGGCTGTCAAACGCTGTCTCAATCTCGGCCATTTCCTCCGGCGTGGCCGACACGGTATAGACTGCCGTCACCTTTGCCCCCGTGACAACCTCGTCGCTGATCGGTTGCTTGATATCCTCGATCACTTCCTGTCTGGCCTCCTGCCGGATCATCTGCTCTTCTTGTACCCTCCGGCGCTCATCTTCCCGGATGCGCTGGCGCTCACGCTCAAGCATTTGCTCCTGCTCCCGCTGCCGCCTCTCCGCTTCCGCCTGCTGGATTCTGGCACGCTGCGCCTCGTACTGATTGATGTAGGCCAGGGCCGCCGTCAGGTTCAGGTCTGACTTGTATCTCTCAAGCGCCTCATCTTTGACATCCGACACGGACATAGTAAGCACGGCCAATGCCGCCTTGATCTCATTGATTTTCTGATCGATCTCTTCACGGACTTTTTTCAGGGAGACAGAAGCGTTTTCCCACTTTGGATCATAGATCTGTTCCAGGGTCAGCCATTCCGTGTACTCCCCGGCGACGGAAGAGAAATATTCCTGGATCTCTGCTTTCTTTTGGCGGCGTTCCCGGTCTTCCAGCTCTTTCACCTGATCGTCAATCAGATTGATCGGCTCATCGATCAGAGACATGACCTCCTTGGCCTTGCGCTCAAACTCCTCATAGGGTTTCAACCAGGTGGACTTGACCTCCTTACGGCGGTCATCCACGGCTTTTTTTACCTTGCGGAGTGTGGCAATATCCTTCTTGCGATCGGCCTTGTTCTCGGCACTGACCGGAAGGTTTTTGTATAGTTCCATCTGCCCGGCCAGTCCAGCCTTTACTTCTTCCGCATTAAACTGGATGCTCCCCGGATACGCCAGCGCTATTATTTTTAACTCTTCCATGTTCATTTCCCTCTCTTTCGATTTCTTCATAAATGATCCGTGCTCGTTTCCGGAGGGTTGTCCGGCTCCGGATTTCGGCTATGTATTCCGCGTCCCTTACGGGATTATCCGTATAACTCATTGACTTTCCTCCAATCTCCTCGTATAATGAGGGTGTAAAAATTATTATCATTCGCCTTTGACTCCGGGAGTTGGCGCTTCCGGGGTCGATTCGTTTTCCGGAAGAAGTCCCAGAATATTTAGGGCTGCCCGGAAACCTTTGTACTGGCCATCGAAAAATATCATTTTTCCCCATTCGGCGTTTTCATGCTCCTCATACAGCATTTGAAAGACTTCCAGGTGCATGTGCGCTATCTCCACCCGCTCTTCATCTACTAATCTTGGCTCATTCATCCCTCTACCTCCAATTAGCAAAAGTAAACAACATATCCCACACCACGCACCCGGCAAAAGCGATTATCTCTCCCGGCGTGTACCGCATGGTCGCCGCCAGCCAGATTGTACCCATGAGGGCGGCGGCTGTGATGAGCTGCAGGATCAGCGCTTTCGTATCCTTGCGGCGCTCCTTGTGATATTCTTCCGCCATCAACTCTCCGATCTTCTGCCGGGTTCTGGCTCCGGCTGCCCTGTAGTTACGCATTAATCCCGCCTCCTTAAATAATCTTTGTTCTGGCCATATCGTCTTCTGGAATATGTAATACTTTATAGATAGCCCGCAGTTCGCCAATCCGAAATGCATCGGGATGTCTCAGGCGGGCATAGTATGTGGTTGGTTTCATTCCAACACGCCTAGCCACTTCCCGGGCACTCAAGCTGGTTGCGGCCATCTTACCCTTGATTCTTTCAATGATGAGCGCGTTCTGGGACTCAGATGGGTCTCGGCAGAAATTTGTTTTTGGCATTTTATACCTCCTCCATAATTATTTTCTGAACCATTAGCATCCACTGGTTCAACCTTTGCTTTCTCTAACGTGCCGATTACGTTTTTCACCATCATGTTGACGGAAGACAACGGCAACCGTTTTGGCGCGTTCTTTTTCGGCATTTCATAAGATCCGGTTTTTCGAAGCGACGGAAGCACCTCTGATGTTACCCCATGTTTAAACCTCTTTGCCGATTCCAGCTTGCTTCCAAAAATCATAGAGTAAAGGCCAGATTCATTTATGATTACCATTTCCTGACTTCCTCCAAGGGTGTCGCAATTCGCTACTCCCTTGTCTTCTTCATCAACACGCTTTGATAGTGCGTCTCTGTGATTCGAATATCCCAGCGCCCCCGCTACATCCTTACCTACAAACCACGGCTCTTCATTAATAGTTACTGTCCGTACCTGGCCGAACTCGGCGTTTTCAAAAATTCTTAATTCGTTCATGTGTCCTCCCTCATTATCCTGTTTTTTATATTGATTCATTCAATTTTATTGAATTTCTCAGGTATAAAAATAAAATCCATCGGAATACCGGAAAGTTCACTAATTTTTCTAAGCTGTGTAATATTAGGTTCTGTATTCCCTTTTTCCCAATTTACTACCGTTGCATTTGATATTCCCAATATTTCAGCCAATTCTTTTTGCGTTAGTTTTGCATTCACCCTTGCTGCTTCTAAAGAAATCCTAGTCATTTTTTCACCTCCCTTCGTTCTGTATACACATTATAATTCAATTATATTGGATTGTCAACACCAAAATTAAAAATAATTGAATTCTATATTGAATTTTTTTTTATCATAAGGTATAATACCATTATGGAGGTATCTAATATGTCAAGTGAAAATGAACGGCGTATATTCGCAAAAAACCTCAATTATTATATTTCGTTGAACGGTAAGCAGCAAAATGAAGTTGCACGGGAAATCGGAGAGAGTCCCAGCACATTAAATATGTGGTGCAAAGGAAATTCGGTGCCAGGGCTCGGAAAGATCCAAAAATTAGCTGATTATTTCAAAATAGGGAAATCCGATCTAATAGATGAAAGACTTGACTCCGATCCCATAGTAGATGCGCGAATATTGGCAGATGTCGAAACAATGGATATGGTTAAAAAATATTATACATTATCAGTTGCCGACAGAAACGCTATAAGGCAGATAATTGAGAGTTTATATTTTAAAAAAGCGGAGCTTGATTAGCTCCGCAACTCCAAGAAAGTTTTTATTAACTTATAGAGATATGCAATTAATTTAGGATTTTCAATAGATTCCATCATTTTAATAAGTTCTTTCTTGTAGTTTTTCATATGTGTATTCCTCCCTTCGGGAAATCCAAACGTATGTTCTATTTTTTTATGATACCATCTCTACTTCATAATTGCAAGAACATACTGTTTGAAATTAATGTTTATATATATAAGACGTTTTAGAAGGGCAAAAAGGGGCTGGAAAGTTTTACCAATTTTTTGTTAGCAGTTTTATGCTACAATTTTCTCCGAGGGGAGTTGTAGCATGGAGCGTTTTAATACATATTACGATGATTACTATACGTTGGTATATTCCATCGCTTATAGCATCACGCGGAACAAAGAGATGTCGGAAGATATCCTTCAGGATGTATATGTCAAACTGTATATCCATCTTAAATACGCCAAAGATATCCACATGGTCAAAGAATGGCTATGCCGAACGACTAAGAACCAGGCACTTGATTACTTAAAGAAATGGTCACGTTATAGATTTTATAGTGACACGGAGCAAATCATAGCGCGTGACATGATTGCTGACATACATAATAAATTTTTTACAAAAAATATACTTAGCGAACTCGAACAGCATAATAAGTCATGGTATATGATTGTCGAAATGCATTACATACTTGGAATGAAGATTTCCGAAATAGCAAATGAGCTTAACTGCACGGAAGATTCTGTTAAAAGTACATTAAAACGAGCGATGAAATACTTATCAAATAAGCACCGACACTCCGGGGAACTATTGATTATTTTGTTTACTATTTATCTTAATTAATTCGCCACTGGCGTTTTAATAAAAGAATTATGAGGGAGGAGAATAATGAAGCAGAAAATCATAGTGCTATTACTAATACCCGTGCTAATGACATCTCTATCTGCGTGTAGCAGTAACAAACAAAGCCACCCCGTTCAAGATGTCTCCAAAGCGGGGGGTATCTCATCTTCGGAAACGAGTGATTTTGACATAGGGACATCAAAAATTACTTTTCACGAAATATCGTATGAGGTCCCGCAAAACTGGATACCTCAAACACCTACTAAAACCAAAGACTCTGAAAGCATACTATATGTGCCAGAGCGATCAATGAATGACGGAATAAATAAAGCGGCTTTATGTGTACAAGTCCTCGACTATTCTGACTATTGGAATCTAGCAGATGAAGCGGAACTTTCCAGTGCTTACGAGTATGCTGTGGATGGAATTAAGGGGGCAGATGATATAGAAGATTTTTTAATGGAAGATGCTTCCGGCTATAACTTGCCCGGAAAACAGGTGTCGTATAAAAGTGCAGAACAAAATAATATTACTTTTGTCGATGGTCTTCTATTTCCTTCCGGAAATAATATGGTTTTTATTAGTATGTACACAATAGAGCCATTTGTCGACTCTTTTGATGAAGATTTCAATAAGATTTTAAATTCCATAATTGCTCAGCCTGTAAAAACAACAACTGATACGAATGAACCGGCATTATCAAACGTAGAGGTTTCTAAATATCTAGTTTCCATTAACCCAGAAATGGGAGACATAGAATATTCGGAAATCATAGACGAAAGCGGTCGTACGGGATTACAAGTAGATTTCAAACTAAATACTAAAGGTGAGGCCTTAAAACATGATATAGCCGCTGAATATACATCTTATTTGTCGGATGTTATAAATCATTTTAGAGGCAATTTCCCATATAACACTTTTATGGCTAGCATGTACTTAGATGACGAGCTTGCAGTTTTATATAGTGCCTCGTATGACTCTGACTTTTCCGGAAGCCTTTATGTGTTTGAGCGTGCAAATGCTGGATTGAAAAAATCAATAGAAGAACTTTACGAAAATGATGCTGTATTATCCAATACTGATATTGCTATGGGTTTTGAAGATGATTTGAAAAATATAACAGAAAAATATATAAATTAAACGCTAAAACCGCCCCGGTATCCCCATACCAGAGCGGCCCAGATACACATCCGAAGATGTACATCTTATCTCGTCAATGTATATTGTATCATCTTCGGGCAGCCATCGCAAGCGGAACAAACGTTCCGGTGGCTGTTAATTTTATACGCATTTTTAAGGAGGATGAACATGGAAGCACGGAAATTACCATCAGGAAGCTGGCGCTGCCAGGTATACAGCCACAAGGAGAGAGTTTACGACAAAGAGAAAAAGCAGTGGAGAGAACGCCGTGTTTATGAATCATTTACATGTGATGATCCCAGCCCTGCCGGAAAACGGGAAGCCGAGTTAATGGCCGCACAATTCGCCGCAAGCAAGCAAGGACGCAAGACTATGCGGAACATGCCCTTGTCGGCGGCAATAGAAGAGTACATAGAGTCAAGAAGCAATGTTCTATCGCCGTCTACGATCAGGGAATACCGGAGAATGCAGAAAAAGAATTATGCACTTCTGGATGATACTGCTTTGAACTGTATGACCACTTCACTCCTGCAAGGATGGATCAATACTTTTGCTGCTGATCACAACCCCAAGACGGTTAAGAATGCATATGGGTTAATATCTGCCGTCCTGGAAACATATTTGCCCGGTGCCTCGTTTTCCGTGGCCCTGCCGCAAGAAATCCCATATGAGGCGCATGTGCCGGAGGATAGCGAAATACAAGCCTTGATCGCATATCAACGGAAAAACGACCCTGACATGTTCCGGGCTTCCTGCCTGGCCGCTTTTGGCACGCTCAGGCGGTCTGAAATCTGTCCTTTGACAGCTGCCGATGTATCCGGTACATTTATCCGCATTAATAAATCAATGGTAGATGCCGGAAAAACAGAATGGATCACGAAATTAACCAATAAAAACAAAACCAGTAACCGGATTGTAGAATATCCACAGTGTGTAATTGACATCCTGCCCACATCCGGACGCTTGGTAAACCTAAACCCCGACCAGGTGACACGTCGACACGAACGGGCATTAACCGCACTAAAAATACCGTATTTTCGTTTTCACGATTTGAGGCATTACACAGCCAGCGTTATGCACGCGTTAAATATTCCAGATCAGTACATAATGGGCCGTGGTGGCTGGGCGTCAGATAAAACATTAAAACGGATATACCGGGGCCAGATCAGCAGCTATGAAAGCCAGTTTACAGACATAGCAAACGCCCATTTTGAACAGGTTATGCAACACGAAATGCAACACGAAACAAAAAAAGTGCCGTAAATACGGCACCTATAAACAGCGCGAGACGGGATTCGAACCCGTAAAGCCTCATTTCCCGCAAACCCGCATATTTACTGCATTCTCCTGAAACGCCCTGTTTATGCGGGTTCCCGGCTTTTTGATTGTCTGAACACATGTGCGAATATCTGCTCATATTACACCATTTTGAAACGCTATGCAACACGAAATGCAACACGAAACTCTCCCGTAAATATCTTGCGAATATCGGCGCATATAGGTTTTTGCAACACGAAGATGATACAATATACAGACAGAGCAGATCTACGAAGGTCTGCTCTGTCTATGTCTATATATAATCATAAGGATTTCGATTTCTTGGCGGCATGGGTTTTATTTGCTGCCTTGCTTCTTCTTCCGTTCGATACAACTTAGTGCTTCTAAGCCGTGTTGCGGCATGATCCGTATATTTAACCGTGCAAAATCCACCCCGTACTGCTGTTATCACTCCATAAACAATCTTCCATCCATTTTCTATAAAATAGCATCGGTCATTGATCTTCCATTTCTCCATCTTGCACACCCTTTCGTGTTAATTATGCGAAATGTGCATTTTGCGGTCAACAGCAAATGAATCCCAGACACCCGCCCAGGGTCATATCTTATTTTAGCACACTGCCAGGGTCTAAAATCGTCCACGCTAAACATCTCGATAAATCACCCGTCATCATCAGCAGATCCAGCCGCATTGCAGCTTCTGGTAATATGACATCCACTATCAATGGCGCTTCTGGCAAAATAAATGAAACTTTCCCGTCACCAAAAGCACTCCTTCTGAATACTTTTATATCTTCTTCGACCATCTTTCTTTTTTCGCTATTACTGGTTCCTTCCATCACAATAATTGGTACTTTTTGTCCATTCTTATCTACATACAGGGTAGCAGCATAGTGGTCTGTCCCATCCATAATAATATCCATATATGTACCTTTAATGGCAAATTCGCATATTTCTCCTGCTTTGATTATTTTATTTACAATTGGTTTGAACTTCATCAAAAATGCCTTGTCAATTTCTTCGGCGTAGCTTCTTCGACTATGCCCGGTCGATAACGTAAAATGGTTAATATACTTCATTTTTTATCCTCCGCCTTATAGTATTTTCGTTCAAACTCCTCCCAGGATTTGCTGAATTCATGATTCATAAATGCTTCTTTTAACCCTGTGATCTGTTTCAATCGGATGACCTCATCCAAATCCATGCCCAATTTCTCACATATTTTCACATCATCCCATCCCATTTCTGAAAGTTCCAGGACAATCTCCGACATGGGACGAATACCGTGGGTTCCCCTTGCGCGGTTGTGGCGGATGGTTGATCCGATCCGCTCATCATCAGGCTTATCAATCGTGGAGACAGGCAGGTAACCATGAATCCGTTTTTTGATGTCCGTATGTTCCCGGCCTATGCGGTTTCTGTGAAAACCATCCACGATTTCACGGTTTCCGTCCTTCAGGTCGTAGGTCACAATCGGCATCGTGTACCCGTCAAGTCTTATAGATTCATACAGCAGCTTCATTTCCGGAGTAGCGACATGATTCGGATTGTACTCGTTCGCGCGTATATTCTCTTGTTTTACCCACAATACGCAGTCACACGGCTCCTCTGCGAAAGGACTTACCTCATGCAGTTTTTCTCTAACATAATTCAGCGCCTCCACCTTTTCAGACTGATCCATCTGATCCATTTTTAATATGATCTTATCCGTCAGATCAATGATTTCCTTATTCATGCTTATCTCCTATAATTTTGACAAACTTAGAGGTGTATTCTTCCACAGTATAACCAGCCGCTTTATATGTGTCCACATATTTCGATGGAACCTTTCCCGAAATAACATCCTTTTTAATTTCTTTCAAAATAGCGGCTGCTTCCTTCGAGTTTTCTATATATATGTTCTTCAAAATACCCTCGGCCATTGATAAAACAACTGTGAATACTCCGTCGCCATCGGTACTAACAATCCATATTTTATTTTCATCGTCATAAAATCGGTCTCCAGACTCGCGTTGAATCTTCCTGGAGCCGAAGACCGGGCCCAGAACCGCATAAAAATCTTTATCACCTCTGCACAGTATCTTCCTCATTATCCGCCTCCCGCAGCTTTTCGGCTACCTGCTTTAGTTTTTTGCTGTCTGTGTCTTGTGGCCGAATGATATTTGCATATTTCTTCTTCAGTTCAAATAACCTCTGCACATCTTTCTTTGTTTCCCCGAAAGACAGCCTTGACATCCAAAAATCATTTTTCTCGATCGCTCTCGCAATCCGTCTCCAGGATGCCGCCTTTTTGGCCGATTCCAGTTTTTTATCGGTTTCATCCGGGATATCCTCTGGCAGTATTCCATCCTTTTCGTACCAATCCATGAAGGTCTTAATTTTGGTATAATAGTGATCGCGGACTTCCGGCGCGTACAGGCCAATACTTTCAAGGAGAAATACCGCATATTCCTCCCAGGTAAGCGCATCGGGCTTTTCTGACCGGATATTCCCAAGAAGTGAGGTGCGGCAGTAGATATTCCCGAAATTCACGCCTTCTACGCGGTTTAATACCTTTTCCCACGTTTCAGGTTCCAGCGACCGGAATTGATCCAGCCCTTTCCGCTGATCGTCCCCATAGGGCTGGCACAGCCGCTGTTCATAGATGGATAAACCATTTTTGTACATTAATTCATAGATTTGATTGAATTTAAGATCCAGCTTTGAAACCGCTGTCCAGTCGTCCTCGGTCCTCCAGTCATAGAGGGGATAGAAATTCCAGCAATTCAGAAGCTCGCTTTTACACTTGACGCGCGTTGTCCAGGGGAAATCCTTGTACCGCTCCTTGCTCTCGCTTATGATCGTGCGGAAACGGTTCAGGCTTTCATCTGATCGAATTCCAATGCCAGCCGCCGTCTTCCCGCCGTGAGTTTCGTTGTACCATTTCGCAAACCACAAGATAAATTCTTCAAACTCCATGCCCCGGTAGAACCAGTCCCATTCTTCCGGCATGCTGTCCTCTGTGCAAAGTATCACATCGTTTCGCATGGTTGGGAACTCTCTCACCCATTTATCCTTGTCTTTTTTGTCCCAGCAAATCCATTTCGGCTGTATTGCGGATACGGCGTTTCTAAGGGACAATGGAAGCGCTACCCAATACCACTCATCTACAACATCTTTTGTCAGATCAACCAGCTCATCTACATGCTCAATAGTTGCCTTGTACTGCGCTTCCAGATCAATATACAATACAGAAAACTTCTTTCCTGCGTTTCTCGCTTCACGCGCCATCAGCTGGAGCATGACGGAGCTGTCCTTGCCTCCGGATACAGACACATAGTAATTATCAAATTCATTAAAAATCGTATGATACCGCTCTATTGCTGCGTCATATACGTTTTTATTCATATATACTTTCGACATTTCTATTCCTCGATCCGTATATGTATTTTTTTAGAGTTTCCTTGATGGAGGTTGCGTCACTAATGTCTTTCTTTAACTGGTCGAGCAGCCATTCTTTTTTTGATAAGCAATGCATAATCTGCTCATCAAGTGTATTCTCCGCATAAATATCCGTGATATATACATCGTGTTCCTGTCCGATCCTGTGTACTCTATCCTCTGATTGCAGCCGTTTCCCCAGATCCCAATCATTCGAGAGGTATATGATGTTATGACAGAATTGGAGATTCAATGAAAATCCAGCACAATTTCGGTTCGCGACTAAATATTTTTTGTCCCCCGCGAATTCATGCAGTGCTTCAGCACGATTTCTTTGCGGCACTTTCCCATCGAATCTTACAGCTCCATCCAACAAACCGCACAACTGCGATATTTCAGATTCATATTTGCAGAAGATAATCGTTTTTTCATCTTCGATTACTTTCATAAGTTTCTGGATTCGTGGGTTATCCATCGGATCACTGAACATTTCAACTGTTTCGAAATGGCTTCCGCTTCGATTGAATACCAGCCGTTTTCCGGATAACACGGCCTGAAGCCCGGAAAAAAGCCGATAAATTGTAGCTGGTTTCCATTCATTAATTTCGTCCATCAGCCTGTAGGCTGCATATGAGTATTCTTCATCTTGTTCGGCAGTCAGTGAAAAAGAACAGGCATAATAATATTTCGGCGGAAGTTTTGCGCACTCTTTTTTTGTGATTTGGAACGTATAAGGAGCAATCTTTTTTGACAAGTAATCCGTATTTAATACCTTTCTTAATTTCCCATAATCATCATATTCCAGGTGATTGGCTGAAAAGCTCCAATAGCTTTTATATCCCAAAATCCGCCAGTCAAGAAGATAGAACTGGGAATATAGATCGGCTTCATTTCTTGATACGGGTGTTCCGTTCAGAATGATCCTGTACTTGCACTTTTCGGCCAGCATTAAGATGTGTTCCGTCCGGTATGCCCACGGATTTTTTACGAGCAGGCTTTCGTCTATTACCAGAAAGCATTTATTTTCTCTTGCAAGTGACAGAAGGTGCGAAAGCGCCCGGATGCTGGTGCTTAATGTTTCAATTCCACAGATCGTGAATGCGTGAATCATTTCGTTCGGACATTGCTTCAGAATTTCATTCTTTATATTCGTTTTTGCGGAACAAGGGCATAACCATATGACGATATCTATCTTGCCGCTCTCTAACCGCAGCCTTGCCATTTCGAGGACAGTGATTGTTTTCCCTGTCCCCTGTTCGGCAAATAAAGCTCCTACTTTAAGACCTATTAATTTTTTAACCGCATCCTTTTGATGCGGATAAAGATCATTCTTAAGTCTCATCGTCAAGTAAGTCCTCCAGGATCGTACCTCCTGATACTAATTTTTTTCTCAGCTTAGTATCATCTGATAGATCTTCGCGCACCTTTTCCGTAACCTTGGAAATCTCATAATTTGCTTCCTGTTCTTTGTACTCCTCAATTGCCTGCATTGCTTTTTGGGAAACGCCAAATCCCATAGTTTCCGCGAAATCCTGCACCTCTTTATAAAATTCCGTCGATACCTCCATTCTCCCGTTAGACCAACGCGCCCCAGGAATTTTCTTAGCCGCGGAATACAACGTGCCATTAAATCCCTTCCATGTAATTGTGAGGCACTTTTCACGGGAGCTATACTTGACCCATCGCGTTTGCTCATCGGAAAAATCTCCATTCAATGCCTTTATTTTTGACTCTTCATTTAAAAATTTAACCGTGAATCCTTTCGCCAGAAGAGTATTTCCAAGATCCGCAGCGCGTTCAGTGATAGTTCCCGAATACTCGTTAATGATTTTTTCCCACCGTTCTCCGTTCCACGAGAACCCCTTTTCTTTAACTATTTCCCTGAAATCATCATCCTTCACGTAAATGGCGCTTAAATTCCCATCTCTGGATTGTTCCAGCCGTACAACTCCATCCTTCGTGGAATTTTCTGGTTTCACCGTCAACGATTCCTCTATTTCTTCCGCTTCTTTCCTTACCTCTTCCGGTATCTGTTCCTCTAATTTCTGCTTGCGATATCTACGTAGCGCAATAATTATGACCTCTGTAACATCAGCCCTATGATCTATCCAAAATTTTGCAGATGTTTCACTCTTGCACAATAAATCAATCGCAAGTTTTGCTTCTTCAATTTTAAAGGAAACAATCCGATCGTCATGGGCTCTCCATCTCAATGTTCTGTTATACCTCGCATAATCGCTCAATGTCTTTTCTACCCATTTCAACAAGTCAACGCGAAGTGTTATTGCCCAGGAAACTTGTTTCTCAGTTCCTTCCAATTCAGGAAGCTCCAGCGTCTCAGTTTCTTTTTGGGCCTCTATGCTTTTACGCTCACGCTCTTCCTGCTGCCATTTTTCATAACATTCCGGACACAGTTTTTCAAAATGATGATTGACCTTCCATTCCCTATCTTTTGTCGGCCCAATCACATTTACACGCCCTTCGTGTCCGCAAGCATATGTCCCATAATACCATGCCATAATATTTACCTGATCCCTTAAAAATGTATTGAATAGTAATACTTTCCATGCTATAGTATTTCTGATGGGGAGCGGTGGCAAGCCCGCCCTCCCTGTTAATCTCTGAAGTCTACTCTGTAGGCTTTTCTTTTTTCTTTGGCTTATATTGCTCGTCGCCAGTCTCAATAAATAAGATAAAATCGTTTATTTCTTTTTCTTCCCATCCGGCTGCCCGGAGTCCTAAGATCAATCTCGCCGCTTCTGACATATTCATAAGATTCATGTTTGCCTCTCTTTCTCTTATATTTCAGTGCCTTGCCTCATCTGATAATATAAGTATACACTATTTTTAGTGCTATGTCAATCACTTTTCACACTATTTTTAGTGTTTTCTTCATTTACATATTTAATAAGATTTCCAGGCTGCATATCCAAAATTTTACATAGGGTTTCTATGGTCCTAATACCAGGAACTATCCCCGCGCGCATATCTTGCATAGTTTTCTCTCCGATCAGCTTCTCTTTCCTTATTTTTGCGGGATTATACCCATTTTCCAGAAGCAAATCCATTATATCTACCTTAAATTTAAGCATATTATCACCTCAATTTTATATTACCATTTAATATAAATTTTGTCAACACTATTTTTAGTGATATTTGCACAAAAACACTGCCCACTATATGCACTATTTTTAGTGCTATTGTCAATGGATTTTACACTATTTTTAGTGTATAATGAACTTACAAGATAAAGGAAAGGGGAACAAAAAAATGAAAAAATACAATTTATCAAAAATCATGAAAAGAGCATGGGAGCTGGTTAAGAGATTCGGAATGAGTATTTCTGAAGGACTGAAGAAAGCATGGAGTGAAGCCAGGAAAATCAAATTTGAAAACTACGCAAAAGTTGCAAAAATCCACAATGGAGAGACCAGACCGTGCGTCGGCACAGATTATGATTCAGACTACAATTATCTCTACTTCTCGCGCTGGGAAAAATACGGAAAAAGACGAATCTATGTCAATGATTATAAAAGACGCTCGGTCGCTATAATTGACCTGAATAACAATAACGATATTGCCACCGACTTCGGCTTCCAAAGCGAAATCTGCGAAACCATTACATATTTCCTCAATAACTATGCATTTTAATTGATTCCGCGCCCCGGCCGGGTAATGCCGGGAGGAAGGAAAAATATGAAACGATATTTTTTAGAATATGAGAGTGATAGGAAAGTTTGTGGAGATCATTCGCACATATATGGTTTTGCCAGTACCTTAAAAACTGCAAAATCATATATAAACAGATGCAAAAAAGAAGACATTGAATACAATCCGAGAAATTTTAGGATATATGATACATGCGGAGAATGTAGAGAAAATGCCCATGTTCCGTGTGTTTACCACGAAGAATAAAATCCCCCGGAGCCGAAACTCCGGGGTGTCTTATTTACAGCGCGATCAAATCTTTCCAGGTTTCCGGGCCTGCCACGCCGTCCAGCTTCAGGCTGCGATCCGCCTGATACTGACGTAATGCCGCTTCTGTCTGCGGGCCAAAGTTCCAGTCCAGTGCGCCCTTGTAGTAGCCACGCGCTGCTAAGATCTCCTGCAACAGCAAGACTTCCACGCCGTTGTCTCCGGCCTTGATCTGCTTGACAACATACATGCCATTGCGCTTCGGCAGGGCCAGCAGGTCTGCCCATGTCGCCTGGCCAAGGCTTCCGTCTACCGCCAGGAATCCACGGCTCTTCTGGTATGCTCTGACAGCCGCTTCCATCAGCGGGCCATAACTCCGATCCAATCCACCAGTATTGTATCCGCGCGGGATCAGGATTTCCTGTCCCAGCAGCACATAGATGCCCACGCTGCCAACGTCAATCTGCTCAACGCCAAATGTATAGATATTCTCATCCTGTGCGGGCTTCGTGTCGCTGCCTGCAGAATCCTTCCGATCTGCCAGGTAAAACACCTTTACGCATCCCGCAAAATCGCTCCACGGATGCCACCCGTCCCTTGCGGCAGACGCCGGATCGTGGACATAGCATCGGTTGCCGTCATACTGTGTGATTGTGATGTAGTGGCCGCCCCGCGTAAATACGCCCGGCCCCATCAGAAGGACAGCATAATATTTCCCGGTCAGCATCGCCTGTTTCCAACGCTGTTCTGCGGAGCTGCCGCGCGTCCCGTACAGGCTCCCGCCGTTAAGCTGCTGTCCGTTGTAACCGTAATGATCCAGGGCCGTGTCGATAAAAGACCAGATTGTCCCAGATCCCGGCACCGTACCGCCAATACCCTCTATGTAGTCTGCTACCGTCGTGGGGAGCTGATGCACAATGTTGGCTACCGCTGTAGGGCCGCATCCGGAGCCAGCCATCGTGTCTCCGGCATAGCGCTTGCTTGCCCATCGGCTGTCATACTGTCTGTAATTTTCACATCCCATAATTATTTTGCCTCCTTAGTGCTCTTATTGATAATCTGTGTAAACGCCTGATGCAGTCCCGTACTGGCCAGCCCCGTAAACGCCCCGTAGACCACGGTTTCCAGCGTTACCGGGGATTTCCCCAGATAGGCAGACAAGACCGCCAGGACAGCCCCCAGCACGGCCAGGATGGTAGGTATGTACTCGTTCGCCACCTTGTCCAGCCAGGTGATGTGCTTGATGCAGTATCCCACGACCAGACAGGCCACCAGCACTACTGGGATATAGTAGTCACTTAAAAAACTTAGATCCATCTCTTGTTCCTCCTTATCTGATATAATTCACGACAGCCGCCACCAGCCCACAGCCAATAGCCGACGCTATCGCTCCAATAATTCCATATTTCAGGTTGCTCCAATTTTTGGCCGGCACGCCTTCCAACGCTTCCAGCCGCTTTCCTTGCTGCTCCTGCTCCTTGCACATATGCTCCATGTTAGTAGCAAGTTTTTCTACCGACGTTGCAATGTCCCTGATCTGACTCACATTGTCCTCAACTACATCTAATCGCTTGCTTGATCGGTGATCCTCTGCTTCCATCCGGCGGACAAACTCTTCATGTTCCGCCCGCGTAATATATTCATCCATACTCCTGTCTCCTTAATAATTAATCCCAGGTATGATTTTTCCGGTCTTGCTCTGATTTCCATAACGATTTCCTCCGCATGTTTAGCTTTTGTATCCCTCTACACGGTATATCGCCCCCGCATCATCGGATCCACCAACATCTGTTTTTTCAGCAGACGCTGGGAAATATTGATAGGCATACACAGTGCTGAATGTAGTATCGGTCAAATTAATCCGATGTAAATGTACACCTAAGTAATTGTTAAAATCAAAAAATCCAATTAGATCAACCACACCGTCTGACGAAATAAATGATGTGTATATATCAACACTTCCATACTCATATCTGATTTTGTAGTAGATCCGAATCCTTTCAAAATTGTAGATGCTTTCTGTAAATGTTCCGCTACCAACTCTTGTAGGCGAATCAAACAACACGGTAGGAATTAGAGAGACTGTCTCACACTTGACTTCATTAATCGCCGCAACTGCTGAGCTTTTCGCCATCGTTTCCAAATCATTCAACGCCCCGATCTTATTATCAAGCACCTTCCCCTGGTGCGCATCCAGTACGCTCGTCCCAGACGCTTCTGTAGTCAGGTTATCAGCCACCCCGTAAAACATTGCGTCCCCGACACCCTGATAGTATTGCGTGACATATGCCGCTGTCATGTCACATCCAGCGTCATTGCTGATCGTCGTTGTGGGCGAATAGGTATGCAGAGCGGATAGAGCAGCTATTTCTTCGGCGGTCAAATCAGTTTCGATCGCATCGTCTAAAACATAGATCACAGTGGCCCCTTCTGTGAGCTGCCCGGTTGTGCTCATATACGCGGTATTGATTGTCTCAGATGCATAAGACTCAATGATTCCTATGCGCTGTATTCTCTTCCCTGTCCCACGCTCGTTACGTACAAGCTCATCACATATCCACTGTTGCCCGGATGCATCCGTGTAATTGCCGCCAGATGATACTTTTAATCCGGCAAGGCCGTTGGGGGTAGATAGGCTGACAGATTGCGGGGTTTTATAAGGTTCGTAGGGAAGGGCTACGCTTCCGGCATTAATCATAATTTCCGATATAGTTGCGCTCGTTGATGTTCCAGATGCATAAAACATTACGATACTGTCCAAGTCAGTTTCGCTTATCGTTCTTGATATGCCAAATGTCCACGGAGACTTAGACCCTCTTAAGTATATCCGCTTATCAGATCCTGTTGATTTTGCCGATAAAACTGCAACATCACCAACCCGCAATTCTGGGCAAAGATCACGCAACACATTTTTCCCGTCCTCATATCCGCCCGAACTATCGCCCCGTGAGGATTGTACTAACAAAGTACCATCATTATTATTTGTTGTTTGAGACCCAGACGCTCCGGAAATGCTCTGTACTTTGCTGATGTCAAACAGGTTTGCGCCTACTACCTTAACGTTGATGCTCCCACCGCTTCCCGCAATATCAATTGCCTGTGGGTACTCCACACTGGGACTGGGGGCGCCGCCGGTGTAAGGCTCATAAGGAAGAGCAGTAGAACCAGTGTTAACCATAAATGTATCAAGGTTATCATCTGCTACTGTTAATCTTATATACACCGCTCCTACCGGAACGGTTATTGGACTACTATAACCCGCTATACCTGACACATATTCTTTTCTGTCATTATAAAATGCACCCCAGCGATTCGATGTCATAGTAGATGTAATATATATGCTCTCTGCTCCATCCAGCGTAATATAATCGCTTGCGCATGCAGGGCGAGTTGTCGATGCAACTACAGCTCCATCTGTATCTCTTACGTATGATTCAGGCGTTACAGTGCTTTTGTTGAACAGCTGTGCCCCTGTCGTGCTCACCTGATCCGCCCGGCCATGTACCGTCAGCCCGATCAGCGGCTTTTCCGCACTGTTGCCCGCCGTGATACTCTCTCCGCTCACAGAATACGCAAGCGGCTTGATATTCGCCTGCTCGATGTTCCCCGCGGCTTCATTTGCGCGGTCGGCGGCGACATTAGCAGACGTGGCCGCTGAAGTAGCTGCTTCCGCTCCTGCATTCGCCGCGTCCGCCGCTGTTGTAGCTGACTCTGCTGCTGATGTGGCCGCCTCTGCTCCTGTGTTGGCTGCATTGGCCGCTGTCGTGGCTGATTCTGCCGCGGTATTTGCTGCGCTTGTGGCATTCTGCGCATTTTTAATCTCTTCCCGCGCCTGATTAATTAGGGTGTCCAGTATGCCGAATTCATCCTTGCTTTCAATCGCGCTGTCGGAGATGATGCTTTTCGCAACATCCAAATATATCAAAAAACTATTCAATATTTTGCTGTCTTTTATAATTTGTATTTGTCCTTCACATCTTCCATCTTCCGCAGTCATCTGTGTTGTTGTCTCAAAGATAGCGCCATTTCGCTCAATTGTCCCCATAACATAGACTTCCAATGATGATGGCTTGCGAACATACAAACGAGTTTCTGCTCCATTCGGAATCACATAATCACAAAACTTAAAAAACATAGGTATCGCATTAGATCCCTGCTGTAATTGTAAAACCGCTGGAGCGCTCATCCGCATAGCGTAAATATTAGTATTATATTCCATCGTATCCTCCTTGCTCAATTTTGCGATCCATAATCATTATTCCCCTAGCTAAGTCGTAGAGACAACGCCAATGTATGTGTTGTCAATCCACAATTGCAATTGCGACCCCGTCCATTCAAGGTGCACCTGGTTATTGCCATTGCTCCTGACAATGCCATACCCGCCGAGCTTCGTCTTCGCCGGGAGAAATAATGTTTTTGCATCGATGGTCATACCGTTATCTGTCGCAAAAAAACGGTTTGTATCGCCCAAATTAACAGCGCCAATACGTAAAAGTCCTAACACTCTCATATCTCCGCCAACGGTCACGCCAACATCCCATCTGCCTTCTGACGATGCGACATCAGCTACTGCTATGTATTTGCTGCCGCTTAAGATATATGCAACATCTCCATTGTCAGTTTGCACCATTAGTACATGCCTGTTTTCATCTGCGTAATATCCAGTTCCTATTTTGCCTATGTAATTTCCATCGTCCGCCCAAGAATACAGGTTGATTCCATCATCTACAAATTCAACGCCTTTATTTCCGTTGGCACGGATTGTTCGTATGGCGGCCCCCTGAGAATCGATAACCATATTTCCACTCGGAGATACCAAATTCTTAGGATTGATATTCCATCCTCCGATTTCTCCTTGCGTCGTTTTTAGCTCTCCAGTATCCAGATTCCAGCTATTTTTCCCACTTTGATCTTCCAAAATTCCTGCCCGAATTAGCGATCCGCTTAGGATGCCTGCCAAAATAAAGTCCGCTACAATCTTCCCGTCTGCTGTAATTGCTGTATCGTAAGGACCTTGATAACCATTCTTTGAGTGTCCTAGCCCACCTAGATTCCAGCGCCAGACGTTTTGTGCTGTGTTTACATCATCTGTGTCCAAGATTAATATTTCATAGGGTTTGTTATCTCGATAATTAATCAAAATGTTCCCCCCCTTGGCCCCTGTAATTCGATCCGTTGCATTCTCGACGGCTTGCTGAATAATACTATTTTGCTTTTGTACCTGTTGTTGCACATCATCACGTACCTGTTTAATCTCGTTCTCTATCCGCGGAACTACTGCTGATATTGTTACCACATCTAAGTCATGCCGTTTGGGGTATTCTTTATATTCCACTACTCTGTGTTTAATCCTAATTTTCCTTCGACGGTCAACTAAGGTTACCATCTTATATAGCCATACATCACCATCCATATTACGGACATCACACTCGTAAGATCTTATTGGATAAGCAATCTCCTTTAACTTTTCTTTTGCAGCACTTAATAAATTTTCGGGAACCGTATACCGCTCGTCAGACCAGCCAATGGATATCACCCGGTCACTGTAACTATGATCATCCACGTACTCTTTACCTTCGTTAATGTCTGCAAAAGTGAGCGGTTCTCCGTCGTCATCCGCTTTTCCATATGCATACAGGCGCGTGGCAAAGTCCGTGCTGTTTCCAGTATAACCCACGCTCCGAAGGTTTAGCTCATCGGTAAAATACTCACCACTGTCCGTAAAAGATTCAGGATTGATCACATACAGTGTTTTATTCAGCGCATCGTAATTTACAACAGCACCATACGCCTCACAGGCTACGCTTAATATATCCAATGCCACCACATTTTTCAGCGGTTCCCCTTCACTCGCCTCCACTGTAGCCTTTTGTGTAAATGCGCCAGCCCCCGATATTTCCCATCCATCTGGCTTGATTGCATCTAAAACATCTGCCAAGTAACTGCCTGTTGATCTGTACTCCCTCCAAAATCTCCCTTTCCAGTCATCAAGATCCACTTCACAGTCAACTGTTACGGTGCCGCTATGTTCATCTATGTTCTTAATAATGTATCGATTTTTATCATCCTCAACTCGCACCTCTTCCGCAATCTTCTTATATGCTTCATCAGCCGCTGACATTTCAAGCGTCAAAATATCGCGCCCGTTATAAGCATGCGTAATGCACCAGGATTCATCCAGAAGCGTAAATGGGTGCAAAATTCCTGAATTGGCCGCATCATGTATTTTTAACATCTAATCACCTCACAAAAAGACCGGGTAGAACAATACTCTAATCCGTACTTGCGCGGATGCTGTGATATCGTTCATACCCGGCTGAATTTTAGGGAACTCAATCAGATCCGTATCTGCGAACCGATTAATTCCATTTGATGTCACTCTTCCCTCAATTCCATCAATGATAAACGTTTGATTGGCCGACAGATTTTTAACAGTAATCCCCGCCACTTCCATAGTGGGAATATCAGTTGATGGCGTGATCTCCAACTTCATTCCACTTTCGCTATTGCCTTCGTTGTAAACCTGTCCAGACGAATAAAATTCCGCCTCAACAAGAGGAAGGCGGCAAATTGACGTGAATGTAATAGTGACAGCATGGTAAAAATCCACGCCTGATTTTTCGTTGGTATAAGCATTCATGACGGATACATATTCAAATCGGCTTTCGTCTGTCGTGATTACGCAATTTTGACAATCTGATAAGAGATTCGAAATATTAATATTAGTTTCTTCTTCTGAGGGGCCTCCCACGTAAAATGTTGCCATTATGCCTTTTGCCTGTATGGCACCGTTTAATAAGTTAAAACCGCTTTTCCCTGGCTTTTCGCTAAAATCTGTGGTTATTGTTCCTGGGATCAATGCTATTTCCGCCAAATCAGCATTAAATGTGTCATATGCATCTTTTCCATTAATCGCGCACCGATTTCCAACTCTCCGGTCTCTTTGATAATAATCAGGATTGTATGATTGCATTATGTGCCTCCTCCTAAAGCTTTTTCGCCTGTACTCTCGACACTACCGGAGCTACTTTCTTCCCGACTTTCTCCGAATCCATATAAACATCGCCATCCTTCATTTCTATATTTACTTCCGGATTTATTTGCAGTAGGGATGCTATCTCTTTAGCTAACGCCATAGTATCAATGGCGGGCGCCTGAACGTAGATGCGATTATTTTTTAACATATCGGACGTTGTAAACCCATCAAATATGGAGGCCTTCATTGCCGCAGAAGAGTCATTCACTCCTAACGCCGCTCCTGTTTGCTCATATAAACTCAATGCACGGGAGCGTTTTGCCGAACTTAACGGAATTACTACTTCTGGGTTATTTCCCTCTGCTAGCCAGGATAATTGTTCCTGATTAACAAAACCGCCATCTGCATGCTTCGACGCGTTCGAAACTCTATTCGCAAATATATTAAGTGTGGCGCTTAAAGACACTCTATTCAGGTATGATTGCGCATCGTTAACAGCTTCGGCCGCTGGAGTTGCTCCATCGATTTTCCCTAATTTAGGTGCGGTAAGGGTTGAGTTCTTTGTTACATTATCTGCGGCGCTAATTGAGTTTTTAGCACCTCCCTCAACAGAGCTTACGTTGTCATTTAAGCCTTGCTCAATGCTGTCATCCAGGTCAATTCCCAATTGGTGTAATTGGCTAAGTATTTCTGGACGTTTTGCATCGTCTGCTTCCTGCAACTGTGATAGCAGAGTGATTGCTTCTGCCTGCAGCTCCGATTCCTTACCTTCTAATGACTGGATCAAGTGGTTAGAAGATGACACACCCAAATCATTAAATAATTTCTCCAACTGTGGCTGCGTCAATGATACCCCATTAGCCATTTCATTCAGCATTCCTAATACTTCGTCATAGACCTCTGGACTCAAGACATTAATGGCACCTGCCAGATTCTCTGGAAGGCTCATCCCCAGTGCCTTCATAGCTTCTTCGATAGTGGGATAACTGGTTTCCGCCGCCTTCAACACTTGCTCCATCATTCCTGTTTCAGCGTCAAATACAATGCCGTAATTGTCTTTAAGTGCATCCGCAAGTTCTACGGGTATCTGCTGCCCTCCTTCAATTGCATTCGTAATTGCCGTTTGTAACTCAGGTGAATTAGCTACCTGATCGGCTAAAACCTTGTAAGCAGCATCCATATTTCCTGTCATGGCAGATAATTTGTAATAATCCAACAATCCATCGGCAATATTCTCTGGTGGGATTTCGCCTATGTCTCGATACTGTTGAGCTATAGACTCCAGCTCATTAATATCAGGCTCCATATTTTTGAGAAGTTTTTCGATTGCGCCTTTTGTTGCACCATCAAGATTAGCTGCGCCTAATGTAAAATCTGATTCCAAAGCGTTATAAAAACCATTAAAGTCCGTAGGATACTGTTCTAACCTACTTTCAAATGTGTCGGAGACATTTTTTGCAAAATTATCTGCAGCTTCATCTGCAACCTTCTCATAATTCCCCTGAATCGTATCAATCTCTGCGTTTATTGCCCCAAGATGGATCTCGCCTTGCTTGTCATAAAACTGCCTATTGACATCCGCAAGCAACCTTTCGTAATCTTCGCCGCCATTTGGGTATTCCATATTTAGTTTTGCAACGACCGTGTCATAGGTCTGGTCTGCCTCATCCAGACGTTCCTGGATTTGGTCATGGATCTCATCTTGAAGCTTTTGAAAACTCTCGGCATCTATGCCGCTTTTGGGAGCATTTGCAACAATCCGCCCCAAAGATGCCTCATATTCAGCATCCGCTATTTTATCCATGTATTCCTGAATCTGTTTTCGTTTTTCTTCGATTAATTCAAATTCGTCATCATCCAGAATTCCATCCGCCCACGCATCATTGACAGCCTGTGCCAATTCATCTCCCAGCGCTTGCAACTCTTTTGATGTGCCACTATAAAACTCCGATGTAAAATTTGATAAATTGGAATAAGATGCTGTTCCCGGTTCCAGCAGCGCGTCAATCGCAAGCGTCGCTGTGTATCGCTGTTGCTCCACATAATCCTGTACCTGCTGCACATAGGCAAGTACAGAATCTTTATAGCTTTCCTGCTCCTCTGTGGAAAGTTCCAGCCCGACACTGACCTTCCAGGCAGCCTTATTCATATCGTTGATTGTAGTTTCAAGATCACTTTGTAAGGTCTCTAATTCCTCTTTTGCATCGACTGCTGCGGTAACTTTTACCGTCCAGTCTGTTGTAGTAAGACGTTTTGCAACATCTTCCACCTCTTCAGCAGACAGCTTGACATCCCCGAAATGCTCTTTCAGGTTTGCTTCTTTGGCTTTCTCTTTTGCGATCACAAATGCAGTGCCAATTCCGATTACTGCCGTAGCTGCAATCGCAGCGATTCCCAAAGGACCGCCCAGCTTAGAGACAATCCCGGAAAATCCTCCTACGGCTCCTGAAGCATCTCCTGACTTTTGCGTAATGTCAGCAACTCCATCAGAAAGTGTCTTAAGAGCTGATTTCTTTCCAGCCTTCTCCATTAGCCCGCCAATGCCTTTAGATAAGCTGCCAATTCCCTTGACTGCTGTACCCGCGACTTTCGTTACGGGACCTAGTGCCGCTGCAAATCCCGCTGTCTTAATGATTGCTTTCTGCTGCTCGGGGGAAAGATCGGAAAATTTCTCCACCAACTCCCCGATATCCTCGACCACATCAGCTACTATAGGTAGCAATTTTTCTCCCATCACGCGGGCTGTGTCGGTAATCTTGTTTTTAGTAATTTCAAGCTTGCTTTCGGTTGTCCCGTATCTTTTTTCAGCCTCGTTGGTCAGGGCATTGTTTTCTTCCCAGGCTTTATTACCCATGTCTACTGCACTTGTCACCAAATCTCCAGAGTTAGCAAGCCTTGTCATGGTATCTCTTAACCTTACCTCGGTAAAGCCCATTTCCTCCAACATGGCTATAGTGCTTTCGCCCTTACCCTCCGTGTCTCCAAGGCCCTGGATAAACTTCTCAATGGCCCCTGCCGCATCTGTTTCAAACGCCTGTTTAAATTCATCCGCGGTCATTCCAGCAACTTCAGCAAAACTTTCAAGGTTGCTTCCTGCAGTAACCATGCTCTGTAACTCATCTTTAGTAAGTCCTAAACTTCCAGCCAGCTCGGCAAAAGCTTTGCTGTTATTAGCACTCAGCAGCTCCAGTTCCCTGAGGCTGAGACCTGTTTGCTCGGAGATTGTCTGTACGGGGGTAAGTCCGGTTTCACATGCGACTTGCATTTTTACCATTGCCTTGGAAAAGGCAGAGCCGCCCATTTCTGCCTCAATTCCGACTGAGCTTAACGCAGTTGCAAACCCCATGATTTCCCCTTCGGTTAAGCCTACCTGCGCGCCAGCTCCCGAAAGCCTGGTAGCCATGTTTACAATGTCAACCTCTGTTGTGGCAAAGTTATTTCCCAGATCTACAATGGTTGATCCGAGTTTGTCAAAATCGCTTTGAGACATTCCCGTGACATTTGCAAACTTTGCCAGAGCCGACGCAGCTTCTTCAGCGGAAAGATTTGTTGAATTTCCCAGATCTATCATAGTTCGGGTAAACTCTAACACGTTGTCCGTCTGGATGCCCAACTGTCCAGCTGCCTCGGCTACTGCTGAAATCTCTGTTGTGCTCGATGGAATTTCCTTTGACATATCAATAATTCCCTGCCGCAAGGTATTGAGCTGTGTAGTTGTCCCATCTACGGTCTTTGTTACTCCGGTAAAAGCACTCTCAAAGTCTATGGCGCTCTTTACGGCATAGGTGCCAGCCGCCACAATCGGGGCAGTAACCCCAAGCGTAAGAGCTGTGCCTACTTTCCCAATTTTATCTCCAAGCGCCTGCATCTTCTCTCCGGATTGCTTCATGGAATCTCCCCAGAGAATAGCGTTGCTTTGCGCTTTTTCCATTTCCATCCGCATGTTATAAATATCTGTTTCTGTATTATTTAAATCCGCCTGAAACTCTTGGATTTTAGCACTAGAATTTTCAATCTCCGCTCCATAAGAATCATACTGGTTTTGAAGCTGTAAAAGTTCATTTCGGTATTTCTTAGATTTTTCTTCCGCTTTCTCGTAACTATCAATGATGTCTTTATTTTTTTCTGTAACAGCTTGCGCCTGTTCGCTATTTTTGCCATACTCATCAGTAACGGATTTAATCTCTTTCTGAGCATCTTTATAAGCATCAGACAGAGACTTTACTTTCTCATCAGCTTGCTGCGTTTTTTCTTTAGCCTTTTCAATTTCCGAAGCAAGTCCTTTCTGTTTTTCTTTGGAACGCTCCAGAATGGTATTCAAGCCCTCTATCTCTTTTTTATAAACACTGCACTTGCTCTTCGCCTGCTCAATATTTGTATTCAAAATCTTTGCCTTTGTAGCAGCATCTTGAAACGCATTGCCAGTGCCTTTACTGACAGACTCCAGTTTATTAATTTCTGACTGGGCGAGTTTCCCCGCCCGTTCAATTTTATCCAGTTCTTTTGTTGCGCTGGCAACAGACGTTTCCATGCTGGTCAGATCCAGCTCAATATATCCTCTGGCAATCCCTAATTCTTCCATTGCCTCACACTCCTAATCTTGAATAAAATTCGCTCATGCTTGTTACCTTTGTCTCATATACAGGCGCTTCTCCCTCTCGTACTCTTCCCCTGATATATTCACAGGCTTCATCCAAGCAGAATGCTATATAGTCATCTTCGATTCTTAACAGATTGCTGACGCTTACCTTCTGCGCCTGTGCCAGATTCATGATCCTGATTAGCTCTTTGTTTTTCACGAAATAATTTGAGGGTATTTACCCCCGTCTGCACGAAATCGTAGATGTGTAACAGTTGCATATCCGTCAGATGGATTCCCGCATCTTTTAGTTCATGGTAGGATGGCTCAACCAGTGCCGCCTCTGCTATGCATTGCAATACCTGTGCCATGCTCTTAAATTTCTCGCCGCTGCTTACGGGTTTCGTTACACCTTCCCGGAACAAATCGGCAGCAGTGCCAAGAAGCGGATTGGGGATCGCACCCGACTGAGCCATTTCCAAAAGAGACGGACGCTTTAACATCACATAAAACGGCTCCTCTGAAACAAAACCGGGAAGCTCCACTTCGGAGCCTCCCGCAACTTTTTTTAAATCTTCAATTTTACTGATCACTTTTCTCACCTCATGCATTTGCAATTGTCGGAAGTGCGTCAACGTACTCAATTGTGTACGGTGCTTCTCCGTTTCCGGGTGCTGAATTAATTGTATATTCCGTAGCGCGGAACACATCATCTTCCGAGTTTAATCCCGCGGGTTGCCCTGTACATCCTGGATAAGATGTTTTTTCGTATCCAGTAATGTCGGACCCGGACATCTGTGCAGAATAAGCATCTAGCGTAAATTTCACTGGCGTATATTCTTCCCCTGACGCTGGCGGCGTATATCCGGTGATTTTCTGCGTTTCCGGATCTTTAGTGAGCGTGCCGCCCTGAAGAACCTCGATCAGTTCCAAAATTGTCAATTTATCGGTCAGTGTGATTGTATGTCCTGTAAGAGTCTGCTTCTCAGGTTTCTGTGCTTTCAATGTCCCTTTGATCAAAAGTTTCACCGCCTCCGTGGTTTCCATCTGAGGTTCTACGCTCAATTTAGTCCCCGAAGTGATTCCAATGCACCTGGGCGTTTCCTCTTCGGTTGTTACTACGATCATGCAGCAATCGATTGTTGCCTTTTCAGTTCCTCTTTTCGGTGTTGATCCTGCCATAATTTATACTTCCTTTCTTGCAAATCTGTTCACTTTAGTTACTTTTTCTACCTGGTAAACCAGGCTTGTCATATAAGCCTTTACATCATCATCCGGATAATGAGGCTGTTGATCGTCTACTAGTTTTACATGGGGATAAAGAGCATTCATACATGCTTTTACCCTGTCTATGTATTCTTCAAACTCGCTATAGCGATTTATCGGATAATACAACAGAATTTCATATTCTTGTATTTCTGTGCTGTATTGGATGCTTGAGCCATTATTTCTCAGTACAATATAGGGTTCTGCGCAAGTCCCCTGGTGCTGCCCCAATGAATACACCTGATACCCATTGGCGCTTAAGTGCATAAAAATCGTTTTCCAATTCATCATAAATTCCTCAACATCTGTCTGCATCCAGCCATTATTTTAGGACCATTCTTTCTCAGTGTAGGGTAGATAATTGCATTACGTTTTTCATGGGCAAATTCCAGATATACACCATAATCTACGCCGTGAGCAAGGTAAATCCTCAGTTTAGCACCATTTTCTACGCAATATCCCTTGATGCGTTGTCTGGCCTGTCCAGATCGGTCTATCCACGGCCTATTTCGCTGTGCTTTCCCCTGCATATCCTCTGCTGCCGTATTCCCATATCCCAACAATGCTTTTTTTACGCGATCTGGAAGAGCCTCAATCCCGTATTTCATGCCCGAAAAATCAAACATCAAATCACCTCCAGGGATAGCTCAAGGCATAGATGTAAATTGCCTAAATCATCTATGCCTGTCACCCTGTGTTCTGCGCCGCTAATTGACACCTTATCCTCTAGTTGCACGCTATCCTCAAAAAGTATCAATAATTTCGGGCGCTTTTCTGTATAAATTTTCCCGGATTCCATTACTGAGGCGCTCAAATAATTCAATTCATTTGATGTGTGATACAGCCCCTTACATTCAAGGATTTTTATTTCTCCCAACGGCTCGTGAAATTCGTTTTCTCCCTGGCGAGAAAATACACAATTCTGGCCGTGCATTTTCACTGCCTGGCGAATAGCGCGCAACTGATGAGATAAATTCACGCAAATCACCCACCTCTCATGACCGTGGTACAATTCGGACGGTACATGGAAGCCAGCCTCAGCCAATAGGTGGAGGAATCCGCCAGAGATAGTCCAGAAACGTTCAATGAGCATTCCTCTGCCTTAATGATCAGACAATGATATGCCGCAAGATTAACATCGTTTCCAGCCTTTTCGAGCTGGTAAATTAAGTCTTCATCTTCAAAAAATGGCACATCCTTTTCCCGAAGGATTGTCTTCAGCTCAGCAATCATCTCTTCCATGCTCTACCTCCTATCAGGCTCCGCCTTCGCTGTTCACTGGTTCTGCTGCAGGGTTTGCTTCGATCTTGTGCTTCAACGCAACAATTGGTATATTCTTCAGATCCTTTTTGCGCGTCCAGTTCGCTGGCTTTTCAAGATCTGCGTTCGCTGCATACTTCTTCCCACCCGTCATTGTTGCGGAAGGATTCCATGCCAAGCCTAACGGGTGCATGACAAGCGCCCGGCGATTGATTAGGATATTTTCGGCTTTCCGTTTGTTCCGGTCGGTTTCCGTTCCCACCAGCCCGCGCGGCATGCCGTCATCGCGGGCAAACACTCCTTTGCCCAGGAAATAAGTCATATAGGTCTTCCCTGCGGAATCATAAGGCATTCCATCATCCACAATCACCTGATAACCCAGGTAGTAATCAATCTTGATTTTCAGCGTAGCATCGTATTCCGTCTCAATGTTCTGCTGCTTCTGAAGCTGCGTGTATGTTGCAGAATGCATGAATACCATGCCCAGCTTGTCATAAGCATCGCCCATTAGCTGTTTCGCATCCAGGGTATTATCCACACCAATGATGCAGTCAGTTCCTGCTGCGGCAGAAACGTCCAATACGTGATCTTTTAGCGCCCCTTTAGTCGGATCAAGGATACCTTTGAGCACAGACAGCATTACCGCCTGCTCTCGCTCATTCCACCAATCAGAGATCAGGTTTGCGATAGCTGCCAATGGATCAGTACCTCCAAATACTTTTGACAGATCAGTGTCTCCCCAAGCCTTCTGGCGCACCAACAGAGTTGCCGTCTCATTATCTGTGGAGATCTTGTCCACACCGATCTCTTCCTCTCCAAACACCTCATCATCACCAGTCAGTGGCTTATAAAAGGGCATAGTGATTAGATTGCCGCCCTTTGGCGTTCCGTCAATGATTCTCGATACTTCTGGATCAGAAGTAGTTATTCCGCTTTTTACCAAGGTGGATTTTTCAGTTGTCCTCTGCAGGGTATATTCCGTAAATTTTGACGGTACGATCTGCAGATCTGCAATTGTAGTTACTGCCATAGTTTTTTACTCTCCTATTCGATTCTTGCTTCAATTTTTAGTTTCTTTGCCTTTTCAGGATCAGATACCTCCAGACGCATCTGCTCTGTGAGATTCCATCCCTTCTCCGTATACGGATTTTTTTCATCCGGAGTGCGGTTATCGTGATCGCGTGGAAAATTCCCGGTTCCACCTGTCCCTCCGGAAGATACTGTCTGGAACTGTGCTGCATAAGACTCTTTCGTGGATTTAATAAAGTTCTCCTGGTCCTTTACCTTTCCATTTTCATCAAATGCCACCGTGTCACCCAGCTTATAGAGCAGATAGTCTACATCTGTACACCCCTCCTTCGCGAGCAAGCTCCGCAGTTCAAAGTCTCTTTTGTCCTTTAAGCGTCCGTCCTTCTCATTCTGGAGTTGCGTCCTTAAGCCTTCAACATCCACACCTTCCAATTCTGCAATCCGACCATCTTTTTCTATCACGTCGTCACGCAGTGTTTTGATGGCCGTGTCTTTGGTTGCGATCTGGGTTTGAAAACCAGTGATATCTACCCCGTACTGGGCCATGATCTTTTCCACGTTTTCTTTTTCAATCCCCAGACCTTCTAAAAACTTTCTATCCATTATTTCTCCATCCGGTATACGCTTGTTATCGGGGTCGCGTCCCCGTGTACCCGCGCCGATTACGCCCGCGCCCAGGCGAATTTAAGGTATAATAAAGACCCGGTTTAATCCGAGTTTCATTATCAAATATAATTAGTTTATTCCTCTGAGCCATCGGTCTAAAGCTGGGTTTTTACCTCCCCTGGCCCAATCCGCTAACTCATCTGCTATCTGCTCATAAGATTTTGAGATTACTGCCGTGATTATACACATACCATTCGGATGATCTAGTGGCACATCATCTTTTTCATATAATTGTCCGTCTCTCGATAGGCATAATGGACATACCCGTCCTGAATTAGAAGAGTGCCATTGATATTTTTCGATAAACGGATTGTTTCTGGTGCTACGCTGAAAGGAAATCTGATAAGCATGGGTCACCGAAGTTCGCGCCAGGCGTTGAGTATTATAATCTACAATCTGATTGCTGTTCGAATACACTTTTCTCCACGACCAGGGTTTTGTAACACCAGGTTTTAAATACTGTTCTAGATCTTTTGCTAAATCGAATGCTGATTTTTTTTCTATGATTCCCCGGTTAATGACGTAGCCGATATCCCAATTAAATTTCTCCTGATAATTCCATAATCGCTCTGATAGTCCCGCAAAATCTTTGTATATTCCTCCATTCATCAGTTCATCAACGCACGATTGAGGAATTGCAGAGAATACATCCCGGAACCGCTCAGATAGCAATGGATTAATTTTTCCCCAAAAAGCTTCTTGCGCGCTCGTGACAGCTTTCGCAGTATTCAGGATGCTGTTGCTCACAATACCTTGCAATTCCGTGTATATGGTCTTGCTCTCTCCTTTAAGAGACTTTGCATAATCCTTAATCCATCGATAAGTTAATGTTTTTTCTGATTTCCCCTCAAGGTTTTTCCCAAAATCCTTTGAAATCTCTTCATACATTCGTGCAATTTGCTGTCGCTGTTTGCGGGTTATCTTTATTCGTTTGGCCTGGGCTTCCTCCACCAGATCTTCGTATTGTCTAATATGGCCATATGGCATCTATGTCACCGCCTCACATCTCCCCGGCAAAGCTTTCTTCCAGCATCCGTTTTTCTTTTACCATTTGTTCTATTTCCTTGTCAGCATCATCGTCTGTCAATCCTTTATGGTCAGGGCCTCCCCATTCCATCAGATATGATTTTATAGACCGGGCCGTTCCTACTTCCTGAAGATCCAGCGTGCGCTCCTCTGCTTCGTCCTCCGGAAGCGGGTATTGGTTATCTACTGTAATCACATGATCTGCGGATTGGAAATCACCATACAGCTTTTTCAGCCCAGGAAATATTTCTGCCGCATACAGAAGGAGTTCTGCCAGCCATTCAAGCGCTGGTTTCCATACAGCCCACTTCGCTTCGCATCGGCAAATCAGAGGCCAATAGAGCATCTTTAATCCCTTGCCGGATGTCATAAGCCCCTGGGTTTTTTCCAGAGACAGATCCGGTATCCCCAAATCATCATGCATATTTTCGCTGATGTTGCCAAGCGTTTCCTTGTATGCGTCTCCATAGGTGAATTTATTTTCTACTGTCCCTACTTGTGGGATATTCCCCTGATTAATCGGATCAGCTTGTAAATCCCATATAACGCCAGGAATGTTTTCCAGATTATCAAATGTCTTTGCTGAAGCACCAGCCACCCATGTGATCTGATTCATTGTTTTTCGGATTGTATCAAGATTGGCAGAACGCATCTTGTTGTACCAGGAGTCCTCGTCTGTGATTGTCTCGACATCAGACTCTCCATCTGTGTCGCCGGATAATCCGTCATTCACGATCACATATACCGGTATGCGGTCAAGCTTTGTATCCTGGTCTTTGATTTCATGTCCTTCAATGGCGCTGCCATATCCATCGTGAAGGCTCTCAGACACCAGGCATCTCCCATTTTCCATCTTGTAACGCTGCCGCCACCAGCGCTGTTCCAGTTTGTCCTCACTGTCGTTTACACAGTAAAAGAGGACAACTTTTTTTAAAGTGTCCACATCGTCTGGCTCTGTCTCATAAATAAATCCATCGGCGGGTATAAACATGATACTCAATTTATCTGCTGTAACATTTACCTTTAATGCCACCTTCGCACCAATAAAGCAGTCTTTCGCTCCCTTCAGAAGCTTATCTGTCCACAGGTTATTTTTTAGCACTTTGTTCAAATACTGCTGCATTGCCGATTCATTTGGTTTGCCTTGATCCGTTTTCTTTTCGCCAGGGCAAACAATTTTTATATCTGGAGCTTTCCCAACCATAAACTCCGCCTGCCTGTTAATTAATCTCCTGATTTTACGGGATTTTAATTTTGTAGGCTCAAACTTGTCAGATCCCTCTATCTCTGTGTCAAAGTCAGATCCCGTGGCATAAATGTTGTACCACTTGATAATCTGATTAATTTTCCAGGTTATTTCAGGCCCGTATGGCCCCGATAGCTCCCGGATAATGAAAAGCGGCAGATCCTCCATTCTCATGCTATCACCTCCTCACATACATTTGATCGCTATATATTCCGTATCTCACTGCATCCATCACGTGGTCATTCTCCTTAATTGGCTGATCCATGCCTTCTTTCCAGGCGTATAAATCAATTTCTTTATCAAATTCCTTTACATTTTCGCGGACAATATAGAGGCGCTGTGCCTTAAACAGTGTTGCTACTGCAGCAATTCCCGCCAGAACATCTTTCCTGGCCTCAATTGCCCTAAGTCCCTCCACACGCATGTCATAGATCAAATCCGGCCTGGCGGAATCGCAATAAAAATTTATTTCGCCATACTGCTCCTGCAGCTGTTTCCCAATCTCAATCCATTTTTCAATCGGTCTATGTGCTGCTGCCCATTCCTGGAGTAAATATGTATTTCCGTCTATTCCATCTCCAAAAAGAACAAAAGCGCCCAGATGCTCCCATCCAAAGTCAACGCCCACCCAATGTCGAATAATTGGCGGCACTTGATCCGAACGAATATAATGTATATTCCGATTGAAGTCCGGGTATATGGTTCCCGCCGCTGCCACCCATGCCCCATTAATATCTCTGTCCGTAAACATGCCAGATGGAGTTGAGTTGATGATACTGTCTATGTATCGTTCCGACAAAAAAGTATTGTCCCGAAGTTTCCAATGGAAATCTTTGATTATTCTTCCGTCAGAGCGGTCTATATAATCTGCCTTCAGCCAATGAGAAGGATTATCCGGATTTGTATCCAGCAGAAGCCGGGCACCATCACCAGAACAACGAGACTTGATCTCATTGAATACCTCCCGATTCGCAACTGTCGCCTCATTGATGTATGCCCCGTAAGCCGTCATGCCTCGGATACGTCCGAGATCATTAATTTTAGAGTGCCCGAAGCAACATACTTGAACGCCAAAGAGCTTAAAACGATTAAACTTATCAAAGTGATATTCAATTCCGTATTTATTGGTTAATTCGTTCAAGATATTACGGTGTACTGCACCCAAATCAGAACCTGCAAGAATATACTGAGGGAGTGCCACGCCATTTTGGTTAGCGATTTGCCGAGCCCTCTTAAGTTCATAGAGAAACAAATCGTTATCTACTACCGTTTTACCGGATCGTTTGGCTCCATGATTAATTAGCATAAAATAATCATTATTCATGGCAAAACGAAGAACTTCTTGTTGCTTAGGACTGTACAAGTCATTCAGGCTCATGCCGCACCGCCTCCTTCAGCGCTTCCACATAGCCAGACACTTTGCTTTCAACGTCTTCTGTTGTGGTATCTGCTTTTGCTTTCAGGACTTCAATTCTGGCTCTCTGTTCCTCGGTTGCCAGATCCATGTGATCTGCCAGCCAATTTAAAGCCTTCATCCGATCCGCTAGCTTGATGCTGGCCCCGTCCTTCCCCTGCTTCACCTCTGTAATTAATGTGCCATCTATCATTGATGATTCCCGAAAGCGAACAATGTTGACTTCCCTCATTAGAGGAGTTTTTTCTCCGGTCGCTGGATCTTTTACCTCAACAGGGCCAAAGGCGCTCATGACCTGAACCTTATCACGGCCGAATTCCACATAATCTGTAATGTCAGCAAAGGCAATATCCATATACTTTTGGAATATGTCATGTTCACTTAACATCTCTCGGCTTAAGCGATTCTGCTTTAGTCGATGTATTTCCTCTTTTATAACAACATTAGACAACATTTCATATCCATGAGCATTAGCGGTAAGATAATCAACCCCATATGCCTTTTGGTATGCCTTTGTTGCATTAAAGCACCGAACGTAATGTAAACAAAAAAGTCGTTGCTTATCAGTCAGATCAGGATTGTTAATCACCTGTTCCACCTCTTCTTCAACGACTTTCTTTTTCCGAACGCTCGCCTTTTTATCCGAACGTTCGCTATCCCATTTGTGTGTACACTTCCATCGGCGGACCGTTCCCTCTGGCAGATTTAGTTGACTTGCAATCTCAACTAATTTTTTGCCATCAAGGTACATAGCCTTCGCCTGTTCTATTCGTGCATCAGGCGCTCTGGCCATGTATCACCACCTCCATTTTGTTTGATTTGCGTATGAAGAAAGCACCTCGGAGGGTGCATGTTATATTTAAGTATTTTCTATATCTTGATTTATAACTTTGAAGATTCTTTTTAAAACCATAAATAAATTGGTTAATATCACAAAACTGAGATAGTATATTAATAACCCGCAAATCCAATTAAATTGTTTGGAAAACAATTCGACAAAGCATAATACTAATACTATAACACTAAGTAATATTTCAAACATTATTGAATAATATGTCTCTTTTAATAATTTTAGCGATAATGATGCATCGCTGGCATTATATTCTTTATTCTTTTTAACTTTGCTTCTCATATCTAATATCAACGTAAGCAATGTGAAAAACATTGAAGTTAATACGGAAATTATTATAGTCAAAAGGTTTATGACCTTATCATCAATATTCCTAATCTGTAGAATTGCAAACGCCATAAAGAACGGAATTATAAAATACAGAAAAATAGATATGGCTGAAATTCTTCCTTTTTTATTTTTAAAACACTCGATATGTTTTAATATAATACTAAAGCAGTCTAAATAATTCTTATGAAATATTATTCTGCATAATATCAGGAAAATAAAAGAAAAAAACAATATAACATAAGGGTTTAATATACTTTCCATTATACTGTTTACCATATCACCATCTCTTTCTAAACTAACGCGCCTTTGGCTCTTAAATAATATTCACCTGTTTCTTTTATTACCTCACAAAGACTATCAAACGTCGGATGACCATTTACTATTATTAATAAATTCGTTATATCCTCTGAAACAATCAGATTATCAAGATTTCTTAGACTTATTGTTTTTAATCGCTTTCCACATTTA